CTGAGTATGACATCTCTGAGTCAATCCATGCACACAGTTTGCCTTCGGCCTGTGCCAAAGCAATCATCTGAAGGCACATAGATGACTTTGCAGAAGACTTAGATCCCCATATAAGTACTTGCCTTCCATATGGCAGTCCTCCACCCAGAGCACGGTTTAAGCCAAAACTAGGAGTAGGCTGATACTCATAGTTGACACCTACTCCACTGCCCAATCTCTTTCTTAACTTAGGATCTAACTGTGCTAATGCCTCTTCTATACTAACTGACATGTACATCCTCCAATGTTACTGTTCCGTCTTTAGTCTTGCCAAAATCAAACTTGTATGACTTTCCTTCTTCAATATGCATATATGCTTTTGCAAAAGATGTAGGGAAAACTGTAATAGAGTGCAAATCTCTACTTGTGTCTGCAAGTGTAAGAGATGCCATCTTCTTTCCAGCCTTCGTAATCCTTGGTTTAAATGAAACCACAAACATCTCATCATCCTTGTAAGGTAACTGCTTGTAACTTAAGAATTTTACAAGAGCATGTGATGATTCTTTTATCTCATCTGAAGGTATGAAAGAAACAATCCTGTTATCATTACACAAGACAAGATAAGAACGACCTGTCTCAATAGTTGTATTTTCATCGTCAAATATACCGACACTGCCAGTTTTGTCCAAAATTTCAACTCGTGACCATCCTGTTCCTCGTTTAATTGATTTTACCATACCCATAAATATGTATGATCCTTTTTCTTCAAAGTCAACAATGTCCTGAATGAATGCATAATAATGAGAAGGTATTGTGATATTAAACTCTGGAAGATTTAAATACTCATACAAATTCTCTTTAATCTCTTGATCATTTCTGGGATTGTCATTAAATGTTGCAGCGCCTATTGCTCTTAGTGCCTGTAGTGCACGACTGTTTACTCCGTTGCCCTTGGTAAATGTAAATTCTTCAAGTTCTTTATACGAATTGAATGGTCGTGCTGATATGTATCGCTCACCAATCTTGTCAGATATGAACTTGATAGAACTGAGTCCAAACCGAATGCCTTTACCCTCAATTTTAAAATCAATATCCGAATCGTTAATGTGAGGTAACTTAACGCTAATGCCCATTCTTTTTGCTTCAATAAGATATTCAGTTCTCGCATCTTTGTCCTTTTCATTCTTTAGCACTGAGTACATAAACTCAAGTGGGTAATAATACTTTAGCCATGCTGTCCAATAAGACAGAGTTGAGTATGCTACTGCGTGAGACTTGTTAAACGAGTACCCTGCGTGAGCCTCAAAGTCATGCCATAGATCACGAGCAGCGTTGGGAGCAATAAACTTTGATGCACCTTCTACAAACTTTTCTTTAAACTGATCAAATTCTTTAGCATCCTTCTTCTTTCCAATGATCTTTCTAACTTTATCTGCTTCCGACATGGACATACCGCCAAGGTGTACGCATGCTTGCATAACTTGCTCCTGGTAAAGAATACAGCCATAGGTGTCCTCCGTAAATTGTTTTAATACTTGGTGCGTATAAGAAATGTTTTGACGACCATGCTTGCGATCAACATAGTCCTTTCCGATAGTGTTCATTGCACCTGGACGAACAAGAGCATTTGATGCTGCAAGTTCGTTTAGATTCTTGACACCCATCTTAACAAGAAGGTTTGTGTACGGTGCTGCTTCACACTGGAATACACCCTTTGTATATCCATCAGATAGCATCTGATAAACATTAGCATCATCCATTTTAATTTTAAGAAGGTCAATCTTCTTTCCATCTCGTTCTTTAATAATATCGATTGTATTTTTCAGAACAGATAAAGTTTTAAGACCCAACGCATCAATCTTAATCAAGCCAATTCTTTCAGCCTCTTCCATGTCAACACCCACAACAGGAATTCTTTCATCAGACCCAGTAGAAGATCTTGTTTCAAGTGGTGCGTACCTAAAGATTGGTTCTTTTGCAGTTACAACACCTGCAGCATGGATTCCTGTACCACGAATTCGACCACGTAGTTGCTCTCCATAAATCTCCACCTCTGGATACTTTTCACGGAACTCGTATGTTGATTTAGATGTACAGAAGTCATCCCATGTGTCTACAGTTTTCAATACTTTATTCACGTCCGATAGCGGAATGTTTAATACTCGTGCAACGTCTCTCACAATTCCCTTACCTGTAAACTCAAGGAAGGTGGCAATAGATGCAACATGTCGATACTGTCTAACAAGATAATCTTTAACTTCTTCACGACGAGTATCCTGAATATCTGTATCAATATCTGGAAAGTCATTACGCTCAGGATTAATAAAGCGGAAAAAGAGAAGGTTGTGCTCAATAGGATCAATATCTGTAATCTTTAGTGCATAACAAACCAGAGAGCCAGCAGACGAACCACGACCTGGACCAACCAGAATCTCTTCTTTCTTGGCCCAGTTGATCATGTTACTCACAACAAGGAAGTATGGAGCAAACTTTTTATCCTTAATAATCTGTAACTCTTCTTCAAGTCTATCTAGATATTCTTGGTTTTCTGACAAACCTCGTTCTGCCAAACCTTCTAATGCTACCTTTGCAAGTTCTTTGTCAGGGCTTTTGTATTGTACTGGTAGAAGGTTTAGACCTTCTTGAATTCCATAGTCTCCTACTGTGTCTGCTAATAGGAGTGTGTTTGAGTATATGTCTGGTCGGTCAATACCCTGCGATTCCATGGCTGCTTTCATCTCTTCATATGATAGAAGGTGGATATCAAACTTATTAAATGTAATCTGACGGTCTTCGCCATAAAGATAGTCAAGGCGTTCCATCATGCTGCCCTTTTTCTTTGACTTTTCATATGTTGCATCTTTTACGAACTTGCCGTGTGTGTTCATGAGCAACTTAAACTCTTGAACTTCCTTTTGTGATGGATCGACATGGTGGCAGTCTGGTGTCACAATAACCTTAATACCAAACTCATCTGCAAGTTCTATTAAATACTTATTGATGTGTGCTTCGTTATGGGGCATAACCTCAATGTAGTAGTCGTCAGCAAAGCGCTCTTTGAACCAAGAGATATATTTCTTTGCGAGAGCAAACTCTTCTTCCTCAAGTGCTTTAACTAAAACGCTACTTGGGCAAGCAGAAGAAACAATGATTCCTTCTTTATACTTTTCCAATATACTAAAATCAAATCTTGGCTTCTTAAAGAAACCATCTGTCCAAGACAGTTCGCTAATTTTATTAAGGTTTTCTAAACCAATTTGATTCTTGGCTAGAAGGATAATGTGGTTATAGACAAGATCTTGTTGACCTTCTCTTTCAGACTTATCTCGTGTATCAGATATGTCTGCACACATGTATCCCTCTAGCCCAAGAATTGGCTTAATGCCCTTTGCTTTTGCAATACGGTGCAGTTCCCTATGCCCAGATAAAGTACCGTGGTCAGTGATGGCAATTGCTGGCATCCCTAACTCAACTGCACGGTTCACGTATTCTTCTGGAGTAGCAATCCCATCAAACAAACTAAAATGGGTGTGGACATGTAAGCCTACGTAGTTCATATTACCAATCAGCGTTTGTTGCTGAGGTGGTAGATGGGCCATCAAAGCCCAAGTAGAACGCTTCTTGTTCTGCGTATGGAATCTTCTTTAGTGCTGACTCCAAAGGATAAGGCTCGATATCTTTCCAATCGAATGGTTCCTTATCTGGTGCTGATGGAATAAGTGTGTAATTGGTTTCAGTTCCCTGACCATTACGCTTTAACTTCCACATTACGTTTGAGATGCTTCCTGTTTCAAGGGCATACTCACGAATTGTATTAAATGATGATTGCTTGCTGATACCCATTGACCAGATTGCAACATACGGTGCTTCAATTCCATCGTCAACTAGAACGTTGCAATAGAAGCGAAGACGGCCACGCCATCCTGCCTTTGGATCCTTACGGTGCATTTCTTCTGCCCAGTCACGGCCTTCTGACTCCATTGTATCTACAGCCTTACGCTTGTAGTCCTTTGGATTTACGTGTTCCTTAACAACAAGTGCTAGTCCACGCTTTTCGTTATAGTTTGCAGAATCCTCATCTAGTTCTTCAATGAATCGGATCTTTACTGATTGCCCATCGGCAAGTTTTAGCCACTTAACCTTTGGTCCTTCGTTTTCGTACTTTGGTCTGTCGAGCAGGGCGTTGATGTTCTTGATTCCCTTTACAATGCTCATATTTTTCTCCTTTGTGTGTTTGTATTAGTTTAGCATAGACTCTATGGTTTTGTCAAACGAAGAACTTAAAGACTTAATTTCTTCATCTGGCATATCGCCTATGTCTTTATATTTTGTATTTAGTTGTATAACAGATACACGAGATCCAAGTTTTTCAATTATCCTGTCTTTCATGTTTCCTCCTGCCTCATCATTATCTGCAATAACAAGAATGTTATTGAAATACTTTTGAAGCAATTCTATTTGTGAACTTGATACATTTGCCCCTAGGGTTGCAACGGCTGGTAGACCTACCTGGTCAAGCCTAATTGCATCAAATGATGATTCCACTACATACACTCTATCAGATTTCTTAACTCTGTGCAAGTTAAAAAGTGTCTTGCTCTTTGGAAGACCTGGAGTATTTTTAAAATCTTTTCCTTCAATAGACCTACCAACAAACCCAATTGCAATTCCATCTGGACTATGTACTGGAACTGTGACCATGTCCTGCTTATCTGAATAACCTAAAGAAAACTTTGACCAAGATTCAATCTCAATATGCCTTGATATAAAATAATTTTTTGGTCTATCTAGTGATACTAGATTGTTATAAAGCCTTTTTAGTATATCTACATCAAACTGTTTAAACTCTTTTTCTACCACAAGGCTTTTATTAATATCATCAACAAGATTGCTTAACTTTTCTTTTGACTTGATGTATCTGGCTCCTTCAAAATAAGTTCTGCCAGAAGTGTGCATAATTAACTCTATAAGGTCTGCTGTCTTTTGGCAAGAGAAACAAAAGAACAAACCGTTTAACTTGTGTACTTCTCCTGCTGGGGTTCTGTGATTATTGTGGAAGGGGCAAAAAATTATATAATTATCTGACAAGTCAGACTCAATGTCTATACCCGATCCTGTAAGGACTCTTCGGACTTGGTCTGCGGTATAAAGATTGGATTGGTTCCGTCTATACCTGCTATCCATTCGCTTTTCCTCTTCCCTGCGTAAACTGCCTGTATCGATAATTCAAATTCGTAAAAGTTCTTGTTACTATTATATCTTATTGTGAAGTCTGGGTCAAGGTCAATCCTTGGCACATACCCGCTTAGTTTCATTTCTGAGACTAACAATCTTATGTATTCTATTTTGAGTCTGCCTATCATGGAATCATCGTGAATGATCCCATCAAGATAAAACCTTTTTATGGGCTTATGATGGTAGAACGTTGGTGGCAGGTTCTCTCTTTTTTCTGACATATCATATTATAACTACTTATCTTCAAAGTCTTTGTACCTATAGTATCCCTTGTCAAAATCGCACTGAACTAGGAAGTCTCCCATAAATCCATTACGGTTCTTTCTAAAGGCACACTCAATGATATCGCTATTGGTTCCACGCCCTAGAGCAAGTACCCAGTCAGCATCGTAGGCAATCTGTCTAGACCATGCTGTTTGACCCAGCGTAGGTACCGTAGAGAGGTCGTTAACGTCATCTGGTGTTGCAGATGATATAGCAATAATAGGAACTTCTTCACCAATAGCCATTAGTTTAAGTTCTCTTGAAAGGTTCTTCATTCGTACCGTTTCATTATCTGACTTCTGATTAGGAGCCATCAACTGAAGGTAGTCAACGATTACAAAGTCTGGCCTATACTGATCAATTTTTCCACGAAGAACAGAAGGGTTGATCTCTCCACCTTGATCGTTTGATATGATATGAAATTCTGGCTTTCCTGCAAGATTCTTTGCATGCCATTCCTTTAGCATGTCAATTTCAATCTCGCCATTGCTAATCTTTCTATGTGACCAGCGACCTTCACCCATAATAGTAAATACACGGTTTCTTACTTCTGTCTCTGACATCTCAAGGGATATCACAAGGGGTGTCTTACCCTGCTTCCAGGCCTGCACAGCAAAGTACAGGGCTAACCAAGACTTTCCTATACCTGGGTATGCCAAGAAGACTCCTAACTGCCCTGGCATAATTCCAGATGGCAAGTAGTTATCAAATCCTGGCAAGCCAGTCTTGATGCCAATATGTCCTAGGGCTTGTTGCTTCTTTACATTTTCAAAGTAAGCAACTGCAGACTCTAGGTCTGTGACATCAATATCACGAATAGCAGCGGTGTTCTTTTTTAACTCTGAGGTCTTTGTAATAAGATCGTTTAGGGCAATACTGCCTTGATTATTTTGTACATTTGTTGCTGCGGATCTAAGAATATCTTTTAGACTATCATTTAAATATTCTCCTTGAAGTTCTTCAAGATGATGCTTTGTTGCTCCAACCCCTGCTATTGGTTCAAAGTCTCTAAACTTTTCTGTAACTAATTCTTGTGGTGGCAAAGAAGCGTTTGCTTCAAAGTATAAACGAACAAACTCCCAGATATCTCCGTGGGTTCTTAGAAGATTATCAACATTGGCTTGAAGAAGAACATGCATCTGCTTATCTTTAAGGACTGCCGTAATTAGTTTTGACTCTGTATTATTCACTTAGCCACTCCTTTGCCATTCGTCTACGCTCTTCCCTTTCTGAATTATCTTTTGCTTTGTCTCTTTGTGCCTGTAGTATTTTTTCTGCATTATATGCAAAGTAGTTCCATGAAGGATTCTCTGCAACATTAAAGTAATACTCAAGTATATCGTAACATCCTGGTAGCGTATATGATTCAACAAGAGCATCTGATGCCCACTGTTCTACATTTAGATTTAAGGATGGCTTTGATTCGTACCTTGCGGTATGATACTTGCTGTATCTTGAAAGCAAAGCCATTCGGTCTTTGCGTTCTGCCATTATCCTTCAGCAGCCTCCGATTGGGCTTCTAAAATCTTTGCAGTTAGTTTGTCTTCAACAAACTTGTAAACACGCTCAAAAGATTGATCGACTGTCTCACCATTGCGTGAACTATCAACAACGCCAAGATCAAGTCTTAGTGATTGGAAATTTCCTAGATTTAATGTGTATCCAAGTGTTACAGATACCTTTGTTGGCTCATTTGTTACTACATAATTGCTGTCTGACATTTTATACCCTTCGTTAAATAGACTCATTCCAGATTGGAATAAATCGCCCATCTTCTGTTCTCCTATATGTAAGTATACCATCGCCCATTCTTCGTGTCAACTCTTGTTTACTAGGCGTAATATCATTAGTAATTAACTTATCTTTTCTTGGTCTGCCAATATGATATGAAGCAAGTATATCACGGATCTCTTTTACTTGTGATTCTGAGTAATATGATCTTACCTGAAATCCTCTGGCCCCACCCTTTTGAGATCCCGTTGGAAAAGGTATAATACCTTTCTTCATTAAGGTTGGCATATATTTTTTATGACGATTAACTAAATCAGCAGTCTGACCAACAGTGTATGCTCGCTCTCTTTTATTTTTAAAATCACTAATTAAACAACTTTCAATCTGATCTTTAGTAATATTATAGACAGACATTATTCCATTAGAATGATTGTAGTGATGTATCCTAACAAGGTCCCCATTAAGAAACCAAACCTTTTTGTTACCTGGTATTACAGGTGACTCATTGTATTTTTCGCTCTCGATTGTTCCCTTTTTAGTAACCATCGTCCCTCCAAGGTGTGGCTAGGTGGATGAAAGAATACTCTAAATCCACAACTCATACAATAAACTTCTAAATGATTAATCTCAGTATATTGTCTATCTATAAACATTCTGCCTTTGCATTTTTTACATGACATCATTAGTTGGGGATTCCAACTACTATTAGGTTAAGACCAACGCTTGTGTCTCCTCCAGTATTAAACTTAACTGTTCCCTCTACTCTAGAAGTTGATACACTATTTATAGTTACCGTTACATCTTTTCCAGCATCAGTGTTTCCTACGTTAATCGGGGTTACTGTTACTATGGGAGCAAACTTAAAGTCTGTTGAAAAGTCATAGGAGAATGTTTTGGACGATCCTGCGATCTGGGTGGTACTTGTTGTTACCTGAACGTACCCACCGATTATACGAGCCTCTGATGACTTTACGCTCTGCTTACCTGATGTCGGTGTGTCTACTGTAACATACTTGTAAACTGAGGTTGATATCTGAGATGAAAGATCATTAATAGCCTTAACAATCTGATATATATAGGTTACGTCTAGAGGTTGTCCTCTTTCTGGCACAGGTAATATTGACATACTCTAATTATACCAGAGACCCTGTAACTGCGTTCCTGGTTCCTGAGTCAAAGATTTTGATAGTTTTACCTGGTGTTGGAGTTCCTGATATAACCTGTGGTTTTGTTGATGCTAATTGTACCAACACTCTAATTGTCTGAGGAGTTCCAGTTTTTAAAAATGAAATACTTGTTCCAGTTGGTGTTCCAATATGTGTCATTGTGGGGCTAGAATCATATTGAACAAAAACATCATACTTTGTTTGGTCTGCTGGATTTGACCCATTAGACCAGTTTACCAATACTAAGTTTCCAACTATAGTTATATCTCCTGGCAAAACCTGAACGAACTGTCCATTAATCATAAAAATCTGTGACCATGCAGACTTTCTATTCTTGTCTTCTGCTACTAGCCTAAACCTTATAACTCTTCCATTTTCTGAAGAAACTTTTCCTAAAAGTTCTTTTTTAACTATAACATTTTTGATTCCTGCATCTGCCACTATAGCACATCCAAACCGAATCTAAATTCAATATAGTTTGTCGTATTCGCTGACTTAATGATTGTTTTTGCATTTGGAGTTCTCATAACAGAGTATCCTGTTAGCCCATAAACAGAATTTGTTGATGTAACATTCTCAAGTCTAAATCCATCTAGACAAACATAAAAGTCTGATGTTGGAGTATTGTTTCCATCTTTCATAACAGAAACATAAATTCTGGCAGTATTTATTTCTGCCCAAGAAAAGTCTGCACTTTTCTGTAGTTCCTGAAGTTGCTTTGATACAACCAGGTATCTGTTTGTTGAAAAGTTATTGTCTGCACTAGTAACGACTGCTTCAAAAAGTGCCCACTTACCAGTTTTAAATGTGCCAGTAGAAGAAAACTCAACAATAATTCTAACAGATGTTGGTAGTGTTTGTGCATTGCCAACCTTATTAACTACAGAAAATGCCAGCCTGAGTTCATCTGTTGGTGAGTTTTTGCTAAAATCTACCGCTGTTCCACTTAGTTGTACAAACTCTGATCCAGTTGCTGCAACTAGATGGTTATCAGACTCTATAGATATTGTAGATGTATTACCTGACATTATAAGAATATTGTTTAGGAATCTACACCTTTCATGTCTGTCTACTCTATTCTCATTGGTAAAAATTTTATTATCTGCGTTTGTTTGAAACACAGGATATATTTGATTTATAATATTTGTATCAACATCATTAATTAAATATCCAGCAGTTTTAAATGTACCAACAACAGCAGAGTCTGCTACCAATGTAAAAGTTGTAGGAGATGGTACAGCCACAATTTCTTTATCCGTTAGATTAAAACTGCTTGGAGAAATTCCAGAAACAGAAACTTTGGTGTTGTTGTTAGGAGAAAAGCCGTGGGGTGCATCTGTTGTGTACGTTACATTTACTCCAGATGCTACTGCTCCTACTATGTTAACAAGTCTGTCATCTAGGGGGGAGTATATTACTGGAATCTCTTTACCCTGAGAAGAATACTTCCAGGACTCTGAATCAGAAAAGGCATAGATACTTTTACTATCAAATGCTCCTGCTGCTGGATTTGATGCTGCAGAAAATATACCTACCTCAGTAATTTCATATCTTTCTTGTGTTGGAAGTTCTGCCGTTAGCACAACCTTTGAGACTCCTGACTCGTCAACAAAACCTCTTGAAATAATAGGAACACGGAACATCTCAAAGTCAAGTGACTTCTTATCAGAAAAGTCTGGAAGAGTTCCATCCTGAGTCAATGGCTTTGGTCCACACCCAACAGCGATATGAGAAGCATAGGATGGTGTTTGGCCAACAAGGTACTTGGCTAAAATATTTTTACCTGTATTTGTTATCATTTAATTTCCTCCATTGTATATTGTAGCATCATAAATCTCTCCACTTGTTAGCAACTGAACCTCTGCTTGTACTCCATCTTTTAGGTTAACAAGGTTTATTACCAGGTCCCCCGTTATTGGGTCTATGTATATAGATTTGCAATTTGGTACCTTTGTCCACTTAGTCTTATCTGGCTCAAGTGGGTTTTCAATTATGTCATATCCATTTCCACATACTGGCAGGTGATCCATTATTGCAATAGATAAAGACTTAAAGTATGAATCAGACTGCTGCAGCCTTAAAATATTATTTGGGTTGTACTGTAAATAAAGATCTGTTAAATTTTTAATAGGTGCATAGACTACTTTTTGACCATTGACTAGGTCATGTCTGGATATTGTTGCAAGTTCTTGACCACCAATATCTTCAAATATTAGGTCTGTCATTATTTCAATAGACATAACCTCTGAATCTCTTATTATTAAGTCAGGGGTTGCAATTTTTATGGCTTTCACACTTGACTTTAATGAAGCACTTTGAGATGCTGCGTTGTCTACCAATGGTAGTGAAGCCGTAGCATTTGGTATTGGTAATGATGCTGTAGTATTTGGAGATACAGTTTCTCCGCCACCATCATGCATGGGACCTAGATATCTCATCAGACTACCTCACTCAAAAACAATGTCATATCTGGTCCATCTACACTCTTAGAATAATCAATGTTATAGATTACAAACCTACTTGATGAAGGAGATGCCATAGATACTCCGTTTTCTTCGTAGTCAAGGGTCACGATGTCTCCCAGTTGTAAGGTTGGTATTGCAAACACCTTAACACCAACAGACCTTCTTGGCTTTGCTATTTTTTCAATAAGCCATTTCATTAAACTATTTGCCTCATCATAAGATTGAATGTATGGAGTATCTAATGAAAAATCTTTTTTACCATATGTCATTCTGCTTAACTTTATATCTTGATAGTCTTGTTTAAACTTATATGGGTTTGACAATAAAGTCTCTGCAACAAACTGAGGGTTTGAGGTTAGTGTGTTTTTATTAAAATATTCATCAACCGTTAATCTGTTGTCGGACTGTTGTGTAAAAGTTACACCTTGAACTCTTAAATAGTTGCCAGTTGTTTCGTCTAAACTAATTGCTGTATCTGTTGCATTAAAAATCATAAACTCTGCTCCATACGAGCCTGCTCTAAAACCAGAAACGACATAGCCTTTTAGTTTATTAAATGTTGGAGAAATCTTTGCAGTTAAGGCTGGAAAGGCTTTGTCGTACTTAAAATTAAATGTTGCTGCTTCTCTCATTATGCTACCAAACTCTTCAAAGTATATGTTATACTTTGGGGCTTCTGAGTTTCCTATGCCTGCTAAGTATGTGTTTTGAATTAGTCCGCTGATAGAGTATTTTCTAAAAGATTCGTTAGCATTTATATCTGAGTCGCCAAACACAGAGTTGACTGGAGCGCCCAAAGAAAATGTTGTGTTCTGAGAATAGTTGTTGCATAGGGCATAAACATTTTCAAACATGATCCTAGAAGAACCTCGTGTGAACAATGCAACATCTGAGTAGGCTGGAAGAGGATCTGTATCGTCTACTGTCTTAACTAGTTGGCCATTTAGGTATAGATAGAATCTTCTTGTGCTACCTATGTCTTCGTATTCGGCTGCTAGATCATATACCGTTGAATTTTCTTCAGAAACAATTCTTGCCTGCCCAGTAAATTTTCCGTCATCTACAGTAATTTCTCCAAGACCTTGCCAAAGAGAGACTGGAACTGCTACGCCATTGTTAGATTTTATCTTATAAAAGAAAACATTGCTAACACTTTGTCTTTCTTCATCTGACAAATTTCCAACACCTAGCGCTGCAATCTCAAAATAATAACCAACATTTGTTGTTGGGTTAAGCATAAATGCAAGACCTCCAGAGCCACCAGATATATTTATATTTTTATCTGGAGTGCTACCATTAACAACGTAGTATGTTGAGGATCCATTAGATGTCTGACCTCTATCTTCGTTGTTTTCAATCTTTCCAACAATTCTCATTCTTGTTCCAAAATGTTTGTACTTTTTGTCTTTTAAATTTTTATGCACATAAGATATAAAATCTCTTGGATTTTCTTTAGTTGTAAAGTTTGGTCCAGTAAGGGACAAAGCAGAAGATTGCAGAGTTCCAGTCTGTTGCTTTGTTGCCGTTGCAATCTCTCCAATAAAAGATGTTGACATAAAGTTTTTAATGATTCCACTTCTTGAAGATGTTCTTGCAATCGCATCTGAAGAGTATCCTTCTCTAGTTGCCTTGCCAGCAGCCTTTAGAAGGTCTATCTCTTGTTGTGTCGCCCCTGGTGGTATTGTTATTTCAATATCTACTGATTCTACATCTTGATCAAATAAAAATTCTGAAAGCATTGAGCAACCCTTAACATTGTCATCTGATTTCCAGTAATCAGATATTCCAGCAGAGTGTGCTACAACTTCAGTCCCAAATTGACCACGGCCATGTTTTTGAACAACTCCATTCTGTAGTTTAACTACACCATCTTTTTCAAAATACTTTGGCTCAGAGTATATTCTAACCAGTCCTGTTGGATATATCTTTCCGTTAAATGGCAGTTTTGCAAAATAGTTTTGATAATCTTCGGTTGATGTTATCCAAACATTACCAAACCCAGAAACATTATATTGAACAGCATCATATTTAATGATTTCTCCTTGAGAGTAGAAGTATCCGCTATACCTAGTGATCCAGTAGGCCGCCTCTCCAAGGCTAAATGTGTTATTAATAACAATGTTATTTTTTACTTCTGGTACAGAAGCAGTTAGATCTGAGTTAAGAGGAATGGCACTGAGGACATAGGCAGACTGAGTTGCTACTTCGTTATTTATTGACTTAGTATTCTGTGTGCCAGACACTTCCCATAACAGTGCTGGCTTGTACGTATAGTATCTTTCATCATCTACAAGGCTTGCCTGTCTTAGTGATCCTATAGATCTCTGGATATATCTTGTACTATAGTTAATTGCGCCATCATTGTATACCGCACTATCCTGGGTTGATACAGAAATAACATTTGCTAGTTTTGGCTTATTTGTTTTATTTCTTATTTCTCTATCTTCTACAAAATCTTTTGTGCCCTTAAGATCAAAGGTTGTTGGCCTTTCTTCTATCGTTGGCATAATATAGTTTTTACTCATCATTACAAAATTATTATATTCATCAAAGAACATTGCTGTCTGAGTTGAAACTGCCAAATCTTGAAGAACCTCTGCAACGCTAGTATCTGGTCCAACAAAGAAATATGGAATTATAATTTCCTTTTCGTTTGCAACTCTTTTAAATGTATAGTTAGAAAAGCCTACATGGTCTAGAAGTAGAGATACTGCAGAACTTACAGAAACCTCTGTCATCAATATCTCTGGAGCCCTGATTGATTCTAGGTACCAGTACAAATCCCTCAAGGTTATAGATACATGCTTTGACATTAGGTCTTGTTTTGGAAAGGCATCAGAATATAATGCTTTAATTGGAACATAATAGTCCCACCCATTAACATCAACAATGACTTCATAGAATTTAAACTGAACATGTCTTGAAATATATTTAGCAATAATACTATTTTTGTTATTAGTATTAAATGCCTGATCGTGATCAAAAAGAGTTATGCTTCCGTTAGATGCTATTAGTTGGCCAACTGGCAAACCAGAGAGGCCCAGATCGGAGGCACTCTTGTTGATAGAGTAGTCAATTGTTTTATCAGAAACATTCATAACAAGTCTTGGAGAAATCTCAATAAGGTCAAAAGTAGAATCTTTTACGTTCATTGTTTCTACTATAATTCTTATTCCGTTTATATACTCAAACTCTCTAAACTGCTCTTTCTTATCGATTGCCTTAATAAAAACATCTGGGGAGGTTGCGTCTGTTACAAAGTTTGTTAGCCTGTCTACTGTTTCATCTTGTATATACCAGCCATACTTTGGTGTTATTACTGTATATTGCGTACCGTCCCAAATATGGTAGGCACCTACTTCATCCTTATTTGGTTTAATTAGATAGGCATACCCAATTACAGATTGCTCTGGAAGCAGAGAAACACTTGTATATGTTTCTGCAAAAACAAAGTTTGCTCTCCACTCTTCTGGAACAATTAGGCCATAAGCAATTTCGACATACCCATCACTTTTAATAATAGAAGAGCCATCTCTTCTTGTGATTGATGGATCAAAAGAAACAACTGTTTCCCAACTGGTGTCTCTTAAGAACTGAATCTTCCACTTGCTTGGTGTCTTTTGATTTAACTCTCCGTAAAAAGGATCTGCATAGGCTCCTGTTGCTGATGAAAATGGGCCAAGGTTTTCGGTACCCGTATGGGTTTGCATTTTTACTACAACCCTATTTGTTGGAACTCTTTCTTTATATACAACAAATGGACAAGCATCCTCTATAGAGTTCTGAGAGTTACGAACCTTAGATGCAATTCCATACTCTTCTCCAGACTCTGTTCTATAGGATGTCCAGTACTTAAACTTATCATTTTTATCTGGCATGTAGTATCTTGGTCTATCTGCCATAACTAGGTTTGGGTGATGCAGTTTACCTTTTTCAAAGAACACTGCTTTATTTATTCCAGACCTAGGCCTAAACTGACCAAAGCAATCTTCTAAAGAGTAAAGCGTTTGTAATTTTTCTTTCTTGGTTAAAAATGTTGTCGGTATATCGTTATTATCAAATTCTCCATCTACAATAATATCTGCATCGGTTGCTCCTGTATAAAAGTTTCCAGCATCATTAACATCAAAACTGTTAGGCAGTGAAGAGTATATGGAACCAGACTGCGTTGGTCTATATCTATAGTTTCCTATATGTTTAATGTTTGTTGGAATATTCATATTCCATTCAGCAGTTATTATTGACTTATTTCTTATTGTTGAGGATGTTTCTAAGAAATTTTGTAAGTCTTTGTCCTCAAACATTATACCTCTTCCAAGGTAACTGAGACATTCCAATAATCAAAATTAGCGCCTCTTTTTTCTACAGAGTATGAAAAACTTGATATAAACATTTCTATAAGTTGGTTATACTGCTGTAGGTGATCATAGGGGGCCTCTGTCCCCTTGAAAATTCCTTTTCTATCATATGCTAAGAATACCCAGAAAGACCCCTTGTGTCCGTCATACCACTCAAGCATATCTGCTCCACCTGCTCCTCCATCTGTTGTGTAGGATGTGTGTGGTGACTTTCCAGTTGTTATATTAAAACTTGGAACATTGGAGTGAGACCTAGAAGGTATCATATTCCAACTGGTGCTAATTTTCATTTTGTCTGCAGTGTGATATGATCTCATACGACCATTTATCATTCGCTCACGTTTTTCAATACGCTCATCTGAGAAATCAAGCGGAGATCTATTATCATCTGTAAGCATTAAGAATTGGTCTATTAGTTCTGGGTCTACCCCGTCTGTTGCTGCCCCTACTTCATATCCTTGAGGAATATACAAACCATTTAAAAGGGTACCAGAATTTTCAGACCAGAGCATACCGCTAGGCCTATTGTATCTTTTACGGCTCTGCATATAAGTAAACCTTGGATCATCTACCATTTATTCCAATCCCCCTGATTCTTCTATCGTCAACCTGCTTGATTGTTGACATTACTGCCTGTGCAATTTCATTTGGATTAGCATTTGTCTTTGCATTAACAGTTAACGTATATGTATTATTATACACTGCCCCGCCAGTTGGCTGACCACTATTTATTGCCTTCATTGTATTTACACCATGAGCATCTACAGCATACTTACTCATAACAAACTCTCCTGGAGTTAGCATTGCTGGGACCGTATCAGTACCCTTTGCAAAACCGCCAAACGCAAACTTCATTGGATTAATTAGTCCACCCATGGCAGCCATCTGCATTCCAAATCCACCGCCACTACCACCGCCCGATCCTCCGCCTGGAATCTTAACAGTTGTTCCAGACCAAATCATACTTCCACCCTTATACTTTGGATCTGTAGTAAACTTTGGATTAGCATCAAGAAGTTCTTCTAGAGAAATTCCATGCTGACTTGCAATTCCAGAAAGAGTGTCTCCAGGTTTAACAACATAGGTTGTTGCTGTTTTAGGAATTACGCTATATGATGGAGAATCTGATGCATTGTCTACCGCTGCTGCTGCTGCATCTGCTGCAGCCTTTGCTGCTGCTTCTGCTGCAGCCTTCTCTGCTGCAGCCTTTGCCTCTGCTGCTGCTTTTTCAGTTGCAGCCTTCTCTGCTGCAGCCTTTGCTGCTGCCTCTGCTGCTGCTCTAGCCTCTGCTTCAGCCTTGGCCTTTGCTTCTGCTGCCTTTCTGGCTGCCTCTGCTGCTGCTGCTTGCTCTGCTGCTGACTTGCCTTCTGCTGCAGCCTTCTCTGCTGCAGCCTTTGCTGCTGCCTCTGCTGCAGCCTTATCTGCTGCAGCCTTTGCTGCTGCCTCTGCTGCTGCCTTTGCTGCTGCTTCTGCTGCAGCCTTTGCTGCTGCCTCTGCTGCAGCCTTTGCTGCTGCTTCTGCTGCTGCTCTATCTGCTGCTGCTGTATTTACTGGCTGTGTTTGTACTCCATACTTCGCTATTAAATCTTTAGCCTGGAATTTGGTTAAGTCTGTTAGCCCCTGATCAAGAGCCTTCATTGCAGACTCAATACCCTTAACAAAATCTAATGCTCTTATTCTTGCAATCTCTACATTGCTTTGAATTTGTTCCCAGGCCTCTCTGCTTAAGCCAGCGATCTTGATTCCTGCAATATCTTCCTTTAAGGCAATTTGCTTAAGTCTAAGAAACTCTTGCTGTGGCTCTATTGCGGCTTCTTCTTTTTCAAATATCTTATCCTGTATTTCTTTAATTTCTTTTTCAAGTTGCTTTCTAGTTTTAAGTTGACCAAGTTTTGGATCTTTACTTCCCTGCTTGTCAAAACCAGTTGCTGTAGATAGTTCATATTTTCTGGACTGCTCAACTGCATCCTTTTGCTTTGTTACTGCATCTGCTGCTTCTTGTGCTCTCATTTCTTGTGCAGCACGGGCTGCTGCTGCAATGTCTCCAGATGTTAGCGCCTCAGCAAGAGTTAACTGTCCCTTTTGCTGGTTAGCAATATTAGCATTTGCCTTTTCTACTGCATCTAAAGCCTCAATTCTTTTATCATATTTTTCGTTAATTGCTTGCTCTTGATCTTCAATTGCCTTTAGTGCTGCTTCTTTGTCATCACTAAGATACTGCATTGCTGCAATTTCATTTTGTGCTTTTTCAATTTCTGCATTAGCCTTCTTATTGTCAATATTCATTTCAAAGTCTATTTGAAGTTTTCTTTCTTCTGCATCAAAAGAATCCATGACATTGCTGAATAAATCATTAAACAAATCTTCATATAACCCGACAGTCTTTTTTAACTCAGTGATTCTTTCGTTCATAGCAGCCTCTGCCTCTGCTAAAAGTTTTGCTGCATCTTCTGCTGCTTTAATATCGGCTTTATCTTTTGTTTTTTTGGCTTTGGCTTCAAGTTTTGCAACATTCTTTTTTTGATTAAAAATAGAAACTTCTAATGCTTTTAGTTCATTGTCTGAAGAAATAGCAAAAGCATCTAGTCCGTTGCCCCCTGCTGCCATTTGTTTTAATCTTTGCTCTTGAAGCCTATCGTTTTTAAGTTGAGAAGTTGCAGTCTTTGTATCTTGAATTGATGCTGAGGCTTTCTGTGCTACAGTCAATGCGTTATATTTTGTAATTAGTTTGCCTAATGATTTTTCAGTTACGCCATTAGCAATTGCCTGTGCATATGCTTTATTAGATACTAGTTCATAAGCGTCTGCAACTGGAACACCTAACTTTGAAAGTTTATCCATAGCCTTGCTTTGATCACTTATGGCCTTGGTTTCTGATTCCATGCTTGAGTTCCACTCACCCATAGTTATAGAGTTAAGTGCTTCTTGAATGTTCTTTGCGTCTCTCTTTAGACCAATAATGTTTCCCTTGTTATCAAATTTAAATAGAGAGTTCTTTCTCTTCTCGTATTCCTTTGGATCCATACCAACGATTAGTTCAATAAAGTCTTGGCTACCGCCCAAACCTCGTAGATCGTTTTCTATACCGCTAAATACATCTATAGTCTTCTTACCACCAAACAGGCCATCTAGGGCCTTGCGAGAGGCAGCCCAGCCTTCTGTGACCTTGATCTGGTTCTTTCGTACATCTCTTAGTTTCTTTACTAGGTCATCTAGTGGTGATGCTTGTACTTTACTTCCCGTACCAGTGCCAGTGCTGTTTCCTGGAATGTTTGTATCTACCTGCTTATTGTCTACAACAGCCTTAAACCCTTGTTGCTCGGTGTAGTGTGCAATCATCATTGCTTCTGGCAAACCCTTATATTGACCACCACCATATCTTTTTCCAGCAATTACTTCATCTTGTTTGAGCCAGTCTTGGTAGTCTTTTGTCGCAACAATTTGAGGAGCAGGGACATTTATAAGTGATGCAACAGTATAGGTATAAGTTTTTTTCTGATCGTCCGTTAGTGTGTCAAAATATTTTTCATCAAATGCGTCTGTTTTGTCAGTTTTAAGTTCTGGAATAAGGTCATAAACAAATGGAACATCTATATTCTTTTTTGTTTCAATTTGATCAAACATTGAATTTAATTTTTCATATGCGGCTTTGCTTTCTGGGCTTTCATTCGTGTAGTAACTAACAAGAACGTCTGATGGAATAACAGTATTAAGGTTGTTTAACTTGATCATGTTCTTTGCAAAGTCTAAGGCATCTGAATCTTTTTCAAATGCTTGAACTCTTGTAACAAATTCTGTTTGAACTGTAGTGTTAACATCTCCCTTTGCATCAAGAATATTTTCTGCTGCGACTCCAATTGTTTC